CTATTGGTATTCCAACTGCCAACGTGTTTGCACGAGCAACATTCGTTACTCAAGGTACATACTACGTTTAATTGAATAGGTAGCACGACTTTCGTCGTTGAAAGACCCCAGATTAAAACCTGGGGTTTTTCTTTGACATTAAATACACCTATATTGAAGATGAGATTTGCTTGTACCACCCAGTTTGATATCACGGCCACAGGTGTTACCGGACACTTCAAATCAGCACGAGTGCCGTTTAAAGATCGGACCGGCAAGTGGGTCACAGACATAACAGACTGGAACAGAGCCCGAAATCAGCAACGCAACTGGGAAACCATGCAACAGATTATAGGCATGCGTACACAGATTTCTGCTGCAACTGAGCCAACTCAAATTGGAATCCGTTGGAGTTTTGAGTTTGAAACAGAAACACCCGGGGTCTACGGCACCAACGATGACCCTGTAGCAGTGTTATACAGCGATGCTGACGGTGTGCCCATGCTGATAAATCTGGACAACCATACGGACCTGGCATCGTTTATTGTAACAGCTGGTTCAAACCAAAACATCTGGTTTTCCCCATTGTCAATAAATATATGAAACAGGAAGGAAAGCCGAGCATGACCACTGATATTGAAAAAAAGAGCCTGGAAGCACACGTTGAGCTGTGCGCTGAAAGATACAACGCCCTTGAGGACAAAATGGTTACCATGTCTACAACAATTACACACCTTTGCGGTCTGGTCCAGGAAGTCAAATCCTCGGTCAGCAAACTAAGTGAAAAAAACACTGATAGATTGATTGCATGGGGAGTAGCCATTATAGGATTTTTAGGAGGATCAGTAGTGTATTTGATCACTCATTACGTTTTTAAATGAATATAGAACAACAATTTAAACAACTAATTAGACAAGACTTTTGCGGTCTGGTCGACAAAGTAATTTTTTATAATGACCGCGGCGAATACGAAGTATTCGGACGCTATCTTATTTGTCCAGAATCCTCTGGCTATCGAGTATTTTGCTCAGCCACAGATGTGGGTGTGTTTACCACAACTCGCAATGCAATGAGCTGGTGTATAGCCGACAAGCACAAATCATACGCCCTGGCACGTGATTTGTACATGCTGGATCAAAAATTAGGGCACATAACCAACAACATAGCTGTACGAGCTGCTGTGGGTGATCGCAGCACCAGTCCACAATTTAAAGAAGACATTGAAATTAAATTGGAAGGCAAGATAATATTGAAAAAACAACTTGAACTTCAATTGACCAAATGTGTCAATCAGGCTAAATATTATCAACAACGAGGATTAGACAATGAAACTGCAAGAACTGGCCGCAAGCCCAACAAAACAAGCCGCTAAAGTATTTGAAAGTTATTTTGGTGGTCGCATAAAACTTGACCACCTCGGCCGCCGTCAAACACGCAACCTTTTGAATCGCGTTCGCGGACTGGTGCAGGAACACCGTCGCACTTCTGAATTTCACAAGAGCGAAAAAAATCCCACCTATTTGAAATTGCTCATGCTTGAACAAGTATTGGCCAAAAAAATGTACGAAGACGTGGCCACAGCTGCTATGACACAGCCTGGTGCAGTGCCCCCTACCGGTACAGTATCAACTCAAACTGGCGCTCAAGCAGCCGCATTGGCATCAACTCAGCTGGCACAGAATCGAAAAGCAAAACAAGATCAACTTACGGCATTAAAACAACAAAAAGTTGAGATCGACAAAAAAATAGCCAACGCTCAACAAGCATTGAATAATCCTGCGGCTATGGCCGCTCCGGCAATGGAAAATCGTAGACACAATCGTTTGTATCGTCGCTTGCATGAAAGTGAAATACAACAGGCACAGGTAGTATTGGCTGCTCAGGACATGGTTGATCGTGTGCAAAAAATGTTGGAAGATGTAACCAGCATGCAGTTCAAAGATCTGCCAGCCTTGGTTGATCAGGTCAAAAACGAAGTAGGCATACAACAATCTGCACAGTTCAACACGGACGCTACTACAGCACTAAGTGGACTGGTACAAAACCTACAGGCCAGCAAAACACAACTGGAACAGGCTCTTGGCGTAGTAACTGGCCAGGAAGTTAGTCCTCCTGGCATGAACGCATTAGGCGGTAAACAACCTCCAGCACCAGCAGGTGCACCTGAATTAGGTGCAGATACCAATATGAACAACGACGACGACCTTGAAGCTGATCTTGATCTTGATTCCAACATGAGAACACCTCCTGCTGCACTGGGACGTGGTCGCAGATAATGCGTGTACGTGAAATTTGTGAATCGGTTGACCCCAGCGCACAAAAATTATTGGCTCTGAGTCAATTTTTGTTGGGCCGTGCCGACGGAGAAAACTCTCGAAAAGAAATCAGTACCAATGCTTTTATACAGGCAGCCAAAAGTCTGGGCATTGAAGTAAATGATCAAAATTTACCTGATTATATTGCTCAAGAACCTCTCAAGGACATTCTTGAACCCCTGGACCCAAATTCCGGCATAATCAGATTCCGTGGCAACACCCAAGGTGATGTGGGCATGCCAGTGGATCAGGCTCGAGCCGTAGTAGACAAAAACGCCAAAGCAGCTCTAAAACGTCGCACCTAAATTATTGACTTTGCAGTACAAGTGTTGTATACTTGTTTAAAGTAGTTGATTCTGAATCAACAATATTGCTACGATTGTGGCCAATTATTTAGAATGTAAAACGTGTTTACTCCAAAATTCAATTATCAACCCATACCCAGAGAAACAGTGAATGGGCGTAGACTGTATGCTACTCCAGATGGCAAAAAGTTACCCAGCGTGACCACCATTTTGGAAGCCACCAAGCCAGCCAAAGACAAGCAGGCTCTGCAGGCCTGGCGAAACTACATGGGACCAGCACGAGCACAGGCCATTACTACCGAAGCAGCCAACCGCGGAACCAGGATGCACAAGTTCCTGGAAGACTATATCAAAACCGGCAAGATTGCCCCAGCTGGCACCAATCCGTTCAGTCAACAAAGTCATGTCATGGCTGCCAAGATAATTGACCAAGGCCTGTGCCATGTATCAGAAGTCTGGGGGTTTGAAGTGCCTTTATACTATGCTGGTATCTATGCTGGAACCACAGATGCTGCCGGGATTCATTTGTCAGACGCCAGCATCTTGGACTACAAACAGACCAATAAACCCAAACCACGCAACCGGGTTGACGATTATTTTCTACAACTGTGTGCCTATGCTGAGGCACACAACCAACTACACGGTACCTGCATCAAAAAAGGTGTGATTCTGATGTGTGTCAAACCCGAGATGGATGATCTGGGCACAATAACAACTCAACCTGTTTATCAAGAATTTGTGTTGCAGGGCGCAGAATTTGAACAGTACCGCCAGCAATGGTGGCAACGGGTGGAACAGTATTATCTGCTAAATACACTATAGAAACAAAGGATAATGTATGGCTATTGTACAGATCAGTCAGATCACCAATCGTAAAGGATATCAATCAAATTTACCGCAGTTGGCCGGTGCAGAATTTGGCTGGAGCACCGACACACGTCAATTGTTTATTGGCAATGGCACCTTGGAAGAAGGTGCACCTGTAATTGGCAACACTGAAATTCTTACCGAATTCAGTGACCTATCTCCGGTGCCAATCACAGTAACACTGGCCGATGACACAGCTTCGCCAACCACAGCATTCAGATTGACCGCAGGCGCTGTGGTATTTTCCTATACCATTGTCAGAGCAGGTGTTTATCAAGCCGGTACGTTCACAATTGCAGAATCAGCCTATGACGACTCGTCAGTGTCATCTGGTGACCCCGGTGTTGTTCTTAGCGCGACCTATTCAAACGGTCAAATTGACGTACAATATACCAGCACTGCCACAGGGTTTGATGCTCAACTCAGTTATCTTGTCTCAGTTTCGGCCTGATGTGGCCTGCTACCTTTGCTGATCGGTTGCAAAGCTGGTACAGCATGCGACAGCAGTGTTGCACACTTCCTGTTGAATTGGCCCTGACTGATATCAACAGTTGGTGGTCGACAACACCATGGCAACCCTATTATCTACATTGGGATGATCAACCCGCATGGCCTGATCCCTGGCAACTTTTGAACGACAATGTCTACTGCGATCTTGCAAGAGCTCTGGGAATCCTGTATACTATAACTTTGTTGGACCGTGCAGATTTGACAGATGCTGTCTTGGTTTTGACCAAAGATGGTGATAATTTAGTCCTGGTCGACCAATCAAAATATATACTTAATTGGAACCCAGATACCATTGTAAATACAAACCCGGCAATAGAATACCGTAGACAAATGACACAAAGTCAAATAACACAGTAGTACCCATAGAAAACGAGAGTAGGAATGACCCAGATTACAGTAGTCAAAAGAAGTGGCCAACGAGTGCCATTGGAGTTAGAAAAATGGCAAGCACAGATTGCCAAAATATGTAAAGGTATTGCAGATGTCAGTCAAAGCATGATTGAAATCAAAAGTCAGTTGCATTTTTATGATGGGATCACCACACAAGAAATTGACGGCATTACTCTAAGATCCATCGTGGATCTTATTGATGTAGAAGCCAATCCTGAAGTGGGACACACCAATTATCAGTACGTGGCTGGCAAACAGCGACTCAGCATGTTGAGGAAAGATGTTTATGGATCCTACGATCCACCGCACCTGTATGAAATTGTCAAACGCAATGTGGCCACAGGTCTTTACACACCTGAACTGCTGGAATGGTACACTGAAGAAGATTGGAATCGCATGAACGACATGATCGATCATGATCGAGATGAACTGTACGGATACGCAGCCATTGAGCAGTTGATTGAAAAATACCTGGTTAAGAATCGTGCCACCAAAGAAATTTACGAAACTCCGCAGATTCGTTACATGGTGGCCTCGGCCACGGTGTTTCACAAAGAAGAACCCAATTCGGCTCGCATGCGTTACATCAAAGAATATTACAATGCTGCCGCAGATGGTCTTTTTACTCTGGCCACGCCTGTCCTGGCCGGCCTTGGCACACCAACCAAACAGTTTTCAAGTTGTGTGTTGATCCGCAGTGACGACGACCTGGACAGTATATTTGCGTCAGGTGAAATGATGGCCAAGTATGCCAGCAAACGTGCTGGCATTGGTTTAGAAATTGGGCGACTTCGCCCCTTGGGCAGTCCCATTCGAGGTGGAGAAATCATGCACACCGGTATGATTCCATTTCTTAAAAAGTGGTTTGGCGACCTGCGCAGTTGCAGTCAGGGTGGCATACGCAATGCCAGTGCCACAGTATTTTATCCCATATGGCATCATCAGTTTGATGATCTTATTGTGCTGAAGAATAATCAAGGCACAGAGGAAACTCGTGTGCGTCACATGGACTACGGTGTGGTCTTGAGTGCGTTTTTCTGGCGTAGATTCAAAAATCGAGAGAACATCACATTCTTTGATCCCAATGAAGTTCCTGACCTGTACGAAGCATTTTACAAGAACACTGCTCGTTTTGAAGAACTGTATGTCAAATATGAAAAGAAATCAGGGCTCCGCAAAAAAGTAATGGCCGCAGAAGATGTGTTCAAAGGCGGCATTCTCAAAGAACGCACAGACACAGGTCGCATCTATCTGGTGTTTATTGACAACGTGCAGAACCAAGGACCATTTGATCCTGAGTACCATACCATATATCAGTCAAACCTTTGTATGGAAATTCTCTTGCCGACCAAGAGCTTCAAACGCTTGGACGATGACAAAGGCCGAATTGCTTTGTGTACCCTGGGATCGCTGAACTGGGGAGCTTTTAGAAATCCCGAAGACATGCGTAGAGCCAACAGAATTTTGTTGCGTTCGCTCAATAATATTCTTGATTACCAAGACTTCTTGAGTATCCAGAGCAAGTTAAGCAATGACGAAATTCGCCCCATTGGTATTGGTATTACCAACTTGGCCTATTGGCATGCTAAACGCGGACTAAAATACGGAACCCCGGAAGCATTGGCCGAAGTTAAAACTTGGACCGAACACCAAGCGTATTACTTGACAGAAGCCACAGTGGAACTTGCCCGGGAGCGAGGTGCCTGTTTGCATTCTGCTAAAACACGATACGGACAAGGAACATTCCCGTGGGAATTAAGAGCCACAGGAGTAAATGAACTTACAAACTTTGCTCCAGAGCTGGATTGGGAAGCCTTGCGTGAGCAAATGAAACAATACGGCGTTCGTAATGCTACTGTAATGGCTGTAGCACCTGTAGAATCAAGCAGTGTAGTAATTAACTCAACCAACGGTATTGAGATGCCTATGAGCCTTATTACAGTTAAAGAATCAAAAGCAGGTTCGCTTATCCAAGTTGCTCCTGAATACAATAAATTAAAATCAAAGTATCAGCTCATGTGGGATCAAAAAGATTGTATCGATTATCTTAAAACTGCGGCGGTTATTGCGGCATACACAGATCAAAGTCTGAGTACAAACACTTTCTATAACCCTGCCCACTTTGCTGACAGAAAAGTTCCTACCACATTGATTGCTAAAAATTTAATGTTGGCTCACAAGTTTGGACTTAAATCTCTGTACTACTCACTAATAAACAAACAGGGTAGTAAAGGGCAAGACGAACCAGAAGCGGCATTGGAAGTGATTGATTTTGATGACCAAGAAGACTGCGAAAGTTGTAAATTATAGGAACCATAATCTATGAACTGTATGATCTGCCTTGTCTGTTTGTATGGCATACTGAACGAACAAGGCCAGCCAATATTGGCCTCCAGGATGATCTTGTGTCCTGACTGCGGTAACAAAAGATGTCCGCGAGCCACAGATCACACGTTGGCCTGCACTGCCAG